CGGCGGCATCGTGCCGAACAACCCGATCGCCGCGCAGGTTCAGCGACTCGGCAACCAGTTGGCGGCAGCCCGGCAAATCCCGCTGTTGGTCCAGCTTGATCGGACGGTCGGGCGCGTCCAGTTGAATGTGGGCTCGATTTACTCGAGCGCAAAGCAGTTGACGACCGCCGGCGGCAACCTCATGGACATGGCAGCCAAGGAATACGGCGATGCCATGGCCTGGACGGGGCTTGCAAAGGCAAATCCCCAGCTTGGCGGAGACCCGCAAGTGCAGGGCATCCAGACCATCACCATCCCGCCGTCGAAAGACAACGTCGGAGGCATTCTGAACTCATGACCAGCCTGAACAGCCTTCCCGCACTGCCCGTGGCGCGCTCGCCGCGCGCAATCGTGAAGGTGGCCGGGGTCATTGTGCCGGCTTGGACCGGATGGTCGGTGGACAACAACACTTTCTACCAGGCGGACACGTTCCGGGTTCAATTCGCGGCCAACGCGCTGCCGGCCGAGACGGACGCCGCGTGGTTTTCTGATCAGTCAGAGGCGTTCGTCGAGATCTTCGCAGGCTTCCCGGCCGATCCGATGAACTTCAGCGAGACGGACCTCACAAGCCTGATCTACGGGCGGGTCGACGACATCGACTATGACCCCGTGTCCACCACGATCACTCTGACGGGCCGTGACCTGACGGCGGCATTTATCGACGCGAAGACCTCGATCCAGTACCAGAACCTGACCTCTTCGCAGATCGCCACGAAGTTGGCCGAGGCGCACGGGCTGACGCCGGTGGTTACGGCCACGAAGACCCGGGCTGGGAACATCTACGCCTACGACCACGTCAGGCAGATGGACCAGCGCAGTGAATGGGACCTGATCTCCTTCCTTGCGGACGAGGAAGGGTTCCTTGCCTACGTGAAGGGAAGGGAACTGCATTTCGAACCCCGGCCGGAAGGCGATGGCGATCCATACGAGATCCGCTGGGAAGTGGACGAGCAGGGGTTGCCGGCCGCGAACGTCGAAGACCTCGTTCTGTCGCGCAGCTTGACGGTGGCAAAGGGCGTCACCGTGGTCGTGCGGTCCTGGAACGCCAAGCAGGCCAAGGGATTCACGGCCTACTACCCGAGCAAGGGCAAGACCACGCAGCCTGGCAAAGCATCGCCGTTCGGCAACCAGCAGATCTACACGATTGTCCGGGGCGGGCTGACCCAAGACCAAGCGACCCAGTTGGCACAGCGCACGCACCGCGAGATCACCCAGCACGAAATGAAGCTGCGCGCGCGGCTGCCGGCCGACGACCTGCTGACCACGACCACGAAGCTTCGCCTGTCCGGCACGAACACGAAGTTCGATCAGGACTACTACGTTGATGCGATCACTCGGTCCATGAGCCTCTCGGAAGGCTATGCGATGACGGTGTCGGCCAAGAACCACAACCCTGAAACGGTGCCTTCCCCATGATGAACGGCGTACGGAACCAGATGCGCGCAGCCGCGCAACTTGCCCAAGGCGGCGCCGAGCAAACCAAGATCGGCATCGTGACGAGCTATGACCCGGGCTTAGCCGCGGCTCGTGTGCGCCTCCAGCCCGAAGACCCGGACAACCCGGATACGACCCTGACGGGTTGGCTGCCGGTGGCCTCCGGATGGGTCGGGGACGGCTGGGGCATCGACGCCCCGGTCAGCCCGGGCGATCAGGTAGAGGTGAAGTACGTTGGGGCGGAGATCGAGAATGGCTACATCGCCGGGCGCTTCTTCAGCGACAGCGTGCGGCCGACCGGCGCGAAGTCGGGAGAGTTCTTCCTGACGCACAAGTCCGGCTCCAAGCTGCATTTCCACAACGACGGCACGGTGACGCTCGTTTCGGCTGGCACGCTGACCAGCCAAGCGCCGCAGTGGAACCACACCGGCCCGGTAGTCATCGACGGCACTCTCCAGGTAGTAGACACGATCACCGGGCAGGGCGGCTTGGATGTGTCTGGCGACGCCGGCGCAGGAAAGTCGCTGTCCATTACGGGCGACACGAATTTCACCGGTTCTGTGACGGCCAACGGCAAGCACATCGACCATACGCACGTCCATAGCAACGGCAACGGCGGCGCAAACACCGGAGCCCCGGTCTCATGACGCAGCAACTTCTGAATGACCTCACCCAGTGGGTGGGTGACGACCTTGCTGCCTCCGCTACCGGCGACCTCGGCACGGCGAGTGCCGACACTCGGACCAATCAGCGGATCGTCCGCCGGCTGGTGACGCCCAAGGGCAGCTACATCTTTCACCCTGATGATTACGGCGCCGGCCTGCCGGCCATGCTCGGCGACACCGTCGATATCCCAGCGATCACCGGCGAGATCCGCTCACAGATCCGGATGGAGGAGGGAGTGGCGCAGTCGCCGGAGCCGAGGATCACGGTCCAGCCGATCCAAGACGGCGTCAGCGTCGGCATCGCCTACACCAGCTCGGTCACGCGCCGGCCCGTATCCCTGCAGTTCAACGTGAATAAGTGACATGGCCCTTCAGACGCAAGACTTCGTAACGCTGGTCCGGAACCAGGTCACGGCCATCCAAGGCTATGCCAGCGTCCTGGTCGACCTGACCATCGGCTCGATCCTGCGGGCGATTGTCGAGGCCAATGCCGCCGTCGCGATCTGGCTACAGAGCCTGATTGTCCAGGTACTGGCGATCACCCGGGCGGCGACGTCGAGCGGCGCTGATCTTGACTCCTGGGTGGCAGATTTCGGCGTCGCCCGCCTGCCTGCGACCTTCGCTACCGGCCAAGTCACGTTCTCCCGGTTCACGTCGACGCAGCAGGCCGTCGTGCCAGTCGGTTCGACCGTTCAGACAGGCGACGGCAGCCAGCAGTACGCCGTCGTAGCTGATGCCACGAACCCGGCATACAACGGGACGCTCGGCGGCTACGTGATGGGAGTGGGCACCGCTAGCGTAACTGTGCCTGTTGTTGCGGTAGTGGCAGGCGCCGCCGGCAACGCTATCGCCGGCGCAGTTTCAGTCATCGCCGGCGCCATCGCTGGCGTCGACACGGTCACCAACGCGGCCGGTTTCGTCAACGGCGCCGATGCCGAGTCGGATGCTGCGCTTCGGACGCGATTCATCGCCTACGTTCGCAGTCTGTCGAAAGCAACGAAGGACGCTATCCGCTACGCCGTGACGTCCCTGAAACAGGGCGTGACATGCTCCCTCGTGGAGAACGAAACCTACGGCGGAGCGATCCAGATGGGTTACTTCTACGTCGTGGTCGACGATGGAACTGGCGCGCCGACCGGTACATTTCTCTCCACCGTGGCAAATGCTGTTGATGCGGTGCGCCCCTTCTGCAGCAGCTTCGGCGTGTTTGGCCCGGTGCTGGTCAATGCTGCCGTGTCTATGACGGTGACGGTGGGCGCTGGGTACGATGTAGCGGCGACCAAGACGCTGGTCTCGGACGCGCTCAAGACCTACATCAACTCGCTGGGCCGAGATCCCACTACTCAGGTCATGACGCTGCCATACAGCCGGCTTGCGCAGGTCGCGTATGACGCCTCACCTGGCGTGACGAACGTCACCAGCGTGACGCTCAACGGCGGGACGGCCGACCTGACTGCCACGGCGAAGCAGGTTATCAAATGGTCCTCGGTGACGGTGCTCTAAATGGCGACAGGCGATCAAGCTGATATCTACCGCCGACTGCGGGGCTATCTCCCGCCATGGTTCGGCGATGAGGCGAACACGCCTAATCTAAACGGGCTGCTGAACGGTCTTGCGTACGCGGCTGCATACGTCTACGGGCTGATCAGCTACACAAAGTTGCAGACCCGCATCAAGACCGCCACGGATGGGTGGCTCGACATGATCGCGGCGGACTTCTTTGGGGACGCGCTGCTGCGAGCGGCGAACCAGTCAGATGAGTCGTTCCGCGCGCGGATTCTGATCAACATCTTCCGGGAGCGGGCGACCCGCGCCGGGCTGATCAGGATTCTTCAGGACTTGACCGGTCGGACGCCGATTGTCGTCGAGCCGACGCGCCCGATGGACACTGGATCATATGGCGGTCCCCTCATCGGTTACGGCGTGGCCGGCGCGTACGGATCGTTGCTGCTGCCGTTCCAAGCGTTCGTCACCGCGTTCCGGCCCACGGGCAGCGGAATTCCTCTTATCGCCGGCTACGGTATCTCGACGGGCGGCTATAGCCAACCTTCGCGCGCCTCTTACGCCTCGCTCTCGATGATCCAAGGGGCGGTAACGGATGCCGACATTTACGCGGCAGTCGACAGCGTGAAGCCGGTTGCCACCATTGTGTGGACGCGGATCAGCAGCTAAGCAACCGAACAACATCACTTCCAATGGCGCCTCCGGGCGCCATTCTCATTTGGAGCGAAGATGGATCGCCAGATCGTCTATCCCGGGCAAATTCCGCTCGAAACAGACCTGCTCAACTCGAACAAGTTTGCGATGGTCGCCGTGGCCAAGTTGGCCGCCGCTATGTTCGGCACCTCGACGATCGTCAACGGGCTTGCCTGCGTGCCGACCGGACCGGCCTCGCTACAGGTGGTCGTGAATCCCGGGGAGCTGTACAGCCTGGCGGCCACCGATGCCACGGCATACTCGTCGCTGTCGGCCGATGCCCACAACATCCTGAAGCAGGGCATTTCGCTCGACGCCGTGACGCTGAACTGTCCGGCGCCGGCGACCGGCGGCCAGAGCATCAATTACCTGATCCAGGCTGCCTACCAGGATTCGGACACCGGTCTGGTGACGTTGCCGTATTACAACGCCAGCAACCCGACGCAAGCCTACTCGGGCCCGAACAACACCGGCGTCCAGCAAGCCACCGCGCGCAAGGGCATCGTGGTCATCTCGGCCAAGGCCGGTACCGCGGCGCCCACCGGCTCCCAGACCACACCGGCTCCGGATGTCGGCTACACCGGCCTTTGGGTCGTGACGGTTGCCAATGGCCAGACGACCATCACGTCGGCCAACATCGTCCAAGCCACGAACGCCCCGATCCTGCCAAACGATCTCGTGCATGCCATGCAGCAATCCGGCACGATCGTCGGCGTGGATACGGGCGTGGCAAACGCCTATGCCGTCAGCTACAACCCTGCGATCACCGCGCTGACCGATGGCATGGTCCTGTGGTTCAAGGTGAAGACTGCGAACACCACCGCCAGCACGCTCAACGTCAACGGCTTGGGCGCATCTCCCTTGGTCGGCGCCTATCACCAGCCGCTGCAAGGCGGCGAATTGGTTGTTAACGGCCGCGCTCTGGTTGTCTGGCGGGCCGATATCAGTTCGTGGGTGCTGCTATTTTGCACTGGCGGACCCCAGCAGGTAGCCCCGGCGACCGCGACTTACCATGCTGTAAATCACTCGCAGGTGATCGGTGTGGGTCAGACGTTGCAGGACGTGACCGCGTCGCGCGCGATCGGAACGACTTACACCAACGCGACGGGCAAGCCAATCTTCGTCGAGGTGCTGGTGCTGATCGGCTCGAACCAGGGCGCCAACTTTGCGAAGGGTGGAGTCAATATCCAGAACTTCGGCAACGGCAGCGCTACCACACAGGCATATTCCATGTCATCCATTGTGCTGCCTGGCACGACCTACGCAGTAACCGTGACGGCTGGCGTTACGCTTGGCCGCTGGTGTGAAACCCGCGCATAGTAAGGAAAACAACCATGCAATATTTCCGAGACACCGTAACCGGCGGCCTGTATGCGTTTGAGGACAACGTGAGCGCAATCCCTGCCGAGGGCGGCGGTTTGACGTTCATCGTGGACGGCGAAGCGCTGCCGGGGCCGTATCCCGCCACGCTGGAACCGACCGACGACATCACGCCGCCTCCGTATGTACCGACCGCGGCGGAGAACGCTGCGATGCGGGATACGCTCGTGCGGTCCGCTACGGACAAGATCGCCCCGCTGCAGGACATGGTCGAGTTCGAAATGGCCTCCGACGCCGACGTAGCGCTGCTGAAAGTGTGGAAGCTGTACCGCATCAATCTCAGCCGGCTTGATCTGCACGTAGTGCCCGTAGACTGGCCAGAGATGCCTTCATAGAAATACGGCCCCGCGGAATAGCTTTGCGAGGGCACGCTACAATGTCGCCAAAATCAACACAAAGCACAGAAGGTAGACGAGTGATCTCTACAATACATGCATTGCGCGGCTTGGCGGCTCTTGCGGTTCTTCTCGCCCACTCGAATTACGCGTTCTTTGGGTTCGTGTGTTCGCAATTCCAAGGGGTCCGCATTTTCTTCGTAATCAGCGGCTTCATCGTTGCTTATATCACCGAGGACGGAACCGATAACTTCCTGTACCGTCGCGCGGTCAGAATCCTGCCGGTCTATTGGCTGCTGACCATTTTCGCCGTTGTCTGGTACTCCCTCAGTCAGTTCGCTTGGCTGGAGGTTTTGATCTCGAATCCAACACAGGCGTTCTCGCAGCTTGAGTCGTTGTTGAACACACCCCACGTACTGACTACAGTGTTTCGCAGCATGGTCTTGATGCCATATACGGATGCATACAGCGGTCAGTACACCGTGTTTCTGCATGTGGGATGGACTCTGGCGATCGAATGTCTGTATTACCTCCTGTTTGCCATCTTTGCGATGGCGGGGCGGACGCCAGCGATGCTCGCGGTATCGGCATTCTTTATTGGATGCAACGCGCTGCGGATGTTCTCTGACTTGGGCGGAGTGTTGGCTTTCTACGGAAAAATCGAGTCGCTTTACATCGTCTTCGGCTTCGTGGTCTATTGGCTTTGGAACAAGGTCAGACATGCTGTCTTTTCGGGTCAGACGGTTGGCCGCGTCAAGGTGTTGGCCACCATCGTCGGAACGACGCTTCTCGTGTCGAATTCGATCTCGCCGTACCTGCAAGGAGTCGCATTTACGGTTGCTAGCTTCATTGAGTTTTTTCTGCCGCCGCTGGTCGTACTTTGCGCGCTCCTCTTGCACACATCGGGTGTGCGGCTCCGTTCGCCGATCCTTCGCTTTCTTGGGGATATTTCATACTCGCTATACCTGGTTCACATGATCGTGTTGACGACGTTTGAACGGTATGGATCGGCCTATCCGATCTTGAGATTCAAGGAATCTCTGTTGGGGCTTGCATTGGCGACTGCTACTTCCTGTTTGATCGCGTGGCTGCTTCACATCGGCTTTGAGCAGCCTGTTATTAGAGCCGGTAAGAGATTCATCAGGACGACGCGCGCTCCTTTGCAGGGTGCGCATGGGTAATGTGTCTTGGCTTGCGCCATTGAGCAGGAGCCTTCCCAACGTCTGATCCATTGCTGTAGGCGTTTTACGCCTACACTCATCGCGCTGTAGACGCTTTATATGCCCGCCTCGAGCGGGCTTTTTCATTTGTGAGGCTTCCATGACCATCGGCATGTCCCCCGCACTGCGCAATGCGCGCCTTGACGCCATCACGACCGCGGCCGGCGCGAATGCGAAGCTTCGGCTCTATAGCGGAACGCGCCCCGCTACCGGAGGCACGGCGACAACACTTCTCGCAGAGCTGACGTGCGGCGCGACCTTGGCGCCGGCCGCATCCGGTGGCGTGCTCACTCTGAACGCGATCACGTCAGATTCGTCGGCCGATGCGAGCGGCACGGCCACATGGGCCAGGCTCGTCAAGTCGGACAACACGTTCGTCATGGACATGGACGTCGGCACCAGCGGGGCAGACCTCAACATGAATTCCAATGTGATTTCGGCTGGCGCGGCAGTTGCAATCACTGGCGCGACCCTGACCGAAGCGAACGCATAAACATCTGAAGGGGCGGCCGTGACGACTGTAGTCCTCACATCGGGAACCTCGTGGACCGTCCCGCCTGACTTCGGCACTCTCGATAAGGTCGAGACCACCGGTGGCAGCGGTGGCGGCGACTCCCAAGGGAATAACAACGGCGCGGGCGGCGGCGGTGGGGCATATTCGGCCATCACCTCACTCAGCCTCACGATCGGCCAGGTCGTGCAATACAGCATCGGCGGTGCTGGCGCGGCGGGTGGGCCAACCGCCACCGCGACGGCTGGAGGCGACACCTGGTTCAACGGAACGACCCTTGCGGGGTCTTCCTGCGGAGCCAAGGGTGGGGGCCCTGCATCGTCGAATACCGCCGGAACCGGCGGCGCTGCGGCCGGTGGGGTCGGGACTACCAAGTACTCCGGTGGGAATGGCGGAACTGGCACCGGCGGCCGCGGTGGCGGAGGTGGCGGAGCGGGCAGTGCGTCCGGCGATGGTTCGGCTGGCTCAAATGCAGCCGGCACTACAGGCGGCGCCGGCGGAGCGAGCGGATCAACGGCCGGCGGGGCTGGTGGTACTGCCTCGACCAACGGCCAGGTCGGGGCATCCGATCCAAACGGCGGATCGGGCGGTGGCGGAGGGGGCGGTACTGGCTTTGCCAACGGAGGCTCGGGCGGCTTCCCTGGCGGTGGCGGTGGAGGGATGGGGGGAGGCACCGCGGCGAATGTCGCAGGC